GGCCATGATTCCATGAATTGATTCCAAGTATAAGTCCTCTGAAGCCTTAGTTCGCAAGAGCCAAGGCGAGTTCCTGTACATGTCACCAAACTTGCGGACGACCCGCTCCTCCTCTTCCGGAGGAAACGGTTCGTACTCCGTAGACATAGCGCGTGCCACCTCGAAGAGGTCCACGTTCTGTGTCAGGATTCCGCACAATCCTGTTCCCATTAATTAGCTTCTCAAGTACTCCTGGTGGGAATTTATCCCACTCGGAGGCCTTGACAATTCTGTATTTCTTAATCGGGTCATCCTCTGGGATGGCTAAGACTTCGAGAACACCCTCACCCGCAAAGTGAGGTTGGTCTCGCATTACACCTCGTAGCTCAGTGAGCATCTGGGGCGTGTCGCCGATCAATTCCTTCATCACAGCGATTGTGGTCCTTCTGGGCCACTTTCGTTGTGATCTAATAGCATTGAGCCAAGAGCCAGTTTCCCAACGGGAAACTGGCTTCCCGACTCCAAATATCTGCCTGGGTAGATAGACCGGTTCATACCGATCTCTCAAACCCAGTGCGATGTCTTGGCAAGCCGAAGAGACGGCATAAACGAAGTTTATGCCGCTCAACGAGTCCTTGGCCACATATTCCATGTCCTTCCCCATTAGCGTGTATTTGCCTTTGGGGTCGGACGAGTAATCTTTTCTATCTTTCCGCGTGTCTAAGACCAACCTTCCTTTAGGGTGGTCAAGATACGGGGAAATCCTAGAATCTCGAATCCGCGTCGCTAGCCTAGCGGTGTGGAAACGATCTATCGGAACCCGATAGACCTCTTCGCAATACGTCCCCCAGTCGGGGGTCACGAAGGTGTCTTTAGCAGAAGGCCTGTAGCCTAGTGCCTCGGCACACTTCAGGAATTCTCGGAAATATCTAAATCGGTGTGGACCGGCGGCGAGGATGGAACCATCATCGCCGTTACCGGCTCCCACTGTAACAACTCGAACGCCAATCGCTCGTTTCGCGTATCTGTCACAGATTACGTGAACGAGCGATAGGTTAGTCTTAGTCAAGGGGTCTCCCATTGGGATTCCCCTTTTCATTAGACCAACGAATTTGCCTGCTTTGAATAGACGTTTCTCGCCTAACCAAGCTCGCAGTACCCCATCGATAATTTCTTGACCTACGCCCATCTTCTCCAAGAGTGGGCGCATCACGAAATGACCTGACTCGTGAGTAGGCCAATCCGTAGCTTTTTCGAAATCGAAAGAGAGTATGGAGACTTCGTCTTCGAAGAGAATCTCTCCCCTCACGGGGTCGAGATTGTCTACTCCCATAATAAATTCCCAACCCAATCTCGCTGCCTGGAAACCGGCAGCTAAAATTGGATTGTTTTTAGCCATCTCTATCGTCAAGTGTGAGAATGGTTGCAACAGGACATCCTTCCAGAAGGATCCTGAAGTTACCACTCGACACTTG